GCTGCTCTTTTAATACAGCCTCATGCCCCTTTGCAATTATGTAAGCAACAGAACCAGTAGCCACATGGCAGGCCTTGGCCACCTGTTCCAATGTTAAACCGCGTTCCCTTAGCACATAGGCCTGCCTGCATACTTCCGGCGTATGTTTGGTGATGCGATCATCGAAGTCGTCGTCCGGGTCGATCAATGGCGTGCCGTCGGTGTCGACCTCGGTGCCTGCCGGGTAGGACATCAGGCCAGCCTTGACCGCCTTGGCCACCAGGTGCTTTGCCTCGGCCAGTAGCTGGATGCGTGTGATTTCGTGTGTCGGTTTCATATCAGAAAATGGGTGATGGGTCGGAGAAGCGGCAGAACTGCCCGTCGTACCATAGGGGAACGATGCCACACTCGCCGTCGCGTTGTTTTGCAATGGCGATAATAGCCTCGCCTTTGGGCTCATTGCGAACTCTATCCAATAGGAGCACCAGGTCGGCGTCACGTTCGATCTGCCCGGAGTCGGCTAGGTCGGTGAGTCTAGGCGCCCGAGCCTTGTCCCGTTCGTTCTCTCGATTGAGCTGGGCTAAGGCAACCACGGCCACCCGGGTGTCAGCAGCGACAGCCTTGAGCTTTCCGGATACCTCGGCGATCTCGTAGGTCTTTTTCTCTGCGGCCTTGGATCCGTGGATTTTCTGGAGGTAGTCGACGAGGACCAGCTTCACACCCCATTTGCGAACCGCACGGCGTATCACCGCGGTGATGGTTGCGATGTTGGATACAGATGAACCAGACACGAAATGGATGGGGCTGCCTGCGATCTTGGCCGAGGCAGTGGACATAGCCTTCATGCCTCCCTGATCGAGCTGGCCGGTCTTGATGTCCTGCATGGGTATGGTGCCGATAGTCGAGACCATACGGCGCACGATAGATTCGTCCGACATCTCCAGGCTGATGAACAGCGTCGGGATCCGGGCGTCTATGCCGGCTGCCTTGGCAATGGCGATGGCGATAGCTGTCTTCCCGATGCTGGGTCGGGCTGCAATGATGGCCAGCTCGCCAAACTGGAAACCGTCGGTCATCTGGTCGAGCCGATGGAAGCCCGAGGTGATGCCGGAAAGCTGGCCCTGCCTTGAGAACCTTTCCTGAGTCGAGTCGATGAATCGGCTCACAACGGACTTAGACGATTGCACCTCCTCTTTAGATGCCTCAACGGTGAGCCCTGCTTCGGCATTAGAGACGATTTGATCGACGGAGAGGGTGGAGACAGCGGATTCGCGTATTAGACGGTCTCCAGCGAATCTTAGCTGCCTCCGATGGTGAGCCTCTAGGACAGCCTGAGTGAAGGCCGGATGGTTGGCCGGGCTGGGGCACAGCTCGTCGCAGCGGTTCAACTCCTCGAATGGTGGGGTGATCTGAGGCATCGAGCGCTTCCAGTCCTTCACCACGGTCGTCGCGTTCACCGGGTCGTTCTTTGCAACGAGGCCCTTGGTGATTTCGTACAGGCTCCGGAGCTTGTCGTGCTGGAAGGCCTCGGTCGGGATCTTGGCAAACACCTCATGGCAGACATCCGAGCCACCATTGAGACAGGCGCCGATCAGGCCGAACTCGTCGTCCTCGGCAAAGTATGGGTCGCTCATTGGTAGTCGGCTGGGTTGTGGCTGAGGGTTCTTGCCGGCTGGGGTGAGGCAGGACCAGATGCCAAGGCAGCTCTAGGGGGAAAGATGCCTTGGTAATTGTTTGCAATGGATTGATTTACCGCTGCCGGAAAGGTTGAAGCATCAAACTCTTTGGCCCAGGCCTCCAAGGCTTTAGACAGGCCGATGCGTTTGTATCCTTGTTTCCGCTCTGCCTTGTAGGCCAGCCAGGTTTCGACAGCAGCAAGGCATTCGTCAGTCTGCAGCTTCTCAGGCAATGTTAGGCCGAACTTGGTTCCCCAAAGCGGTTGCACCGTGACCTCGGGCATGACGACAGTCGTCGACTCCTCTCCCTGTTCCCTTTCCCTGTTCCCTGTTCCAAGGCTATTTTTCTCGAAGCCTCGCGAATCCTCGCGAACATCGTCGAATGAAGGCAGCTTCGAGGCTGAAGGTCTGTCGATTTTCTGGTGATTTGCCCATTTTGGAATGTCGAGATAGCACTCGTCGTTGACCTTGTAGAGTCGAATGCAGCCTTCCTTCTGAAGTTCCGACAACCATGCTGGAATCCGCTTGAAAGCATCGTCGTCGTAAGGGAACAAACGGCTCGCGAGGAGTCGCGAGGATCCGCGAGCTCTCCCGTGATCGTCGCAGCATGAGAACAGCCCGATAAAAAGTAGGCGCGCCTCTCTTGAAACCCTGCCAAGGCTTTCGGACTCCCAAAACTCGGGCTTAATAGATCGGATCCTCATTTGCCTCGTGATTTAGGGTTTTTGATTGCGTTGACCTGCTTTGAAAGCGTCTCAATCCATAGGCCGTCGATTACCCCTAGCTCGCAAGCATCACGCAAAACATTCAATGCTTCGACAACCGGAATACCTCCTTCGTGAGCTGCACGGCAAAACAAGTAAAGCACCCCTTCGTCAGGGTCGCATCCGTTCTTCATATTCGAAGATTGACGTGACATTTCTGCGATCACTGCAGATTCAAAAACGGTGCACCTAGAGTTGGAAGGACTTGCGTGTTCATCCACCGATTTGTGGCAGTAGACGCAAAGTGTAACCATGGTGCTCAGATGGTATTCCCACGGGTTCCTTCTTCCTACGTAGTAGCAATGGTGGACGTGCAGTTGCTTGGTGGTTTCATTGCAGCAAATGCAGGTGAAGTTGTCTCGTTCTAAGACTTTAAGCCTGGTCTTCTGCCACCGCGGATCTTGGAGTTTTTCGGAGTATGTCATGATTCAAACGGAAATCCCCACCAGACACAGGGTAGGAGATCGCAGGAAGGAACTGCGAATGCCTGTGGTGGTGGGGATAAAAGTTGTCATGTCCTTCAGATGGTTTCGACGCTCACCTCCTACAGCTCACGTCGACAGGCCGCTCCCTAGCTGACAGCCGGGGCGGTGTCCAGCGCTCAGTAGGCCGGAATCAGGATATCCGCCATCTGCTGGGTGAGCTGGACGTCGCGCAGGCAATAGTCAAGCGCTGCTTGACGGTTGGTATTCCACAGCAGGCTAAACTCGGCCCCGCTGCCTGCCTTGTCACCAAGCCCGAGGTGCCGGCTGATGGCGCCCAGGCTGCCATGGGCCCGACTGTCCCCGAGCTGCCACACCTCGCGCAGGTCGATCACAAGGTCATTCCAGTAGCGGCCTTGTCGCAACCAGTAGGGCGGCGTGATCCGGTGCTTCCAGGACCGTTTGATCAGGAACGGCAGGTCGAAGGCCTTGATGTTGAAACCGACCAACCTAGGCGTTCTCTCGTAGTAGTTCAGCAGCGCCCACCATTGCCGGAGCATGGCGGCCTCGCCGTCGGCGTTTGAAGACAGGACGGATGTCTCCTGGTGCTCCTTCCGGTAGCCGATGCAGAGCACCTGGCCGGATAATGCGTCCAGGGCGGCGTTCCGGATGTAGTCGTTCGTGTGGTTGGCCTCGGCTGCCTGGATCTTGTCGGCGATCTTGTCGGGGTCCTTTGTGTTGCCCAATTTCACATCAGCCGGGTTGAAAGGCGGGATGTGGAGCTGGTCGACCGGTAAAGGCCCGGTCTCAATGTCGAAAATGATGGTTGGATTGGCTGGCATACTGCTAAAACGGTTTGAATTGGTAGTTGTGCGCGTTTGTCCGCCGATGCGCGCCCCCGGCTGCTTAACCATGAGTCCCCAGCAGCAACAGGCTGCCGGAAAGTGTGTTTAGGTCGGCTTGCCGCAATGGATGCAGCAGATGTTCCTTCTGGGCCGACGGTTTAGAGGCTCGACCTCAAGCCATTCGCAGATCTCCCGGTAGCTCTTCCATCCGAATGACCAGATGGCGCCCGGGTACAGGTGTCCGCTCTTGTAGAGGGCCAGGGCCTCCTCTTTGCTGTGGATGCAGAGATCCTCCAGAACGCGGAAGGTTCGATTGCTGAAAGGGAATCCCCAAAGGCGCAGGGTCTCTTCCATCTCCTTGGCGCTGGCGATCACCTGGTGGATCCGTTGGCGCGACAGGTTCAATCGGTTTCCGATCTCCTGCAGGGTCATGCCCTCGGAGCGCATTTGGACCACATCGGGCACCAGGTGCATGAGCTTGGTGTAGTCCTTCTTCGGCTTAGGCTCAGAAAGGGATGTCGTCATCGGCTGTGATCTCCTTGTTGGCCTTAATCTCCTCAAGTCGTGCGTTGATTGCGGCAATGAGGCGCTTGTCCTCGGCCGTGATGTCCTTGCTGGCCATTGCCTTGGGCACCCACACCTCCGCCAGGCCGTTGACGGCTGACTCGGTGAGGTCGGAGATCGGCGTGCCCTTGAACTTGCCGACGTGAACCAAGGTCTTGCCTAGGTCAGGCTGGCGATTGGTTGAGCCATCGGGCCTGACAGTCTTCACCTTGTCGTCCTCCCGGGGCGGCCTGTCCTCCAGGCGTACCCAGAGCCCGGAAGGCTTGAGGGGCTCGCCGTGTTTGTGCGCCATGATCAATTTGATGTTAGCGAATGTTTTGGTGCCGTCCTGGCTCTTCTCATGGACGATCACCACGGTGGCCGGTCGGCCGATAAGGCTGTCCAGGTCGAGGCTGGTGGTCTCCTCGGCGGTAAGGGCTCGGCCGTGCCAGTCTTTGAGGAACTTGGTCAGGCCGGCCTTCTCATGCAGGCTGGCGGTCATTGGCGCCGTCATAACCACCCAGGGCTGCACCGGGTTGCGTGACTGGTCGAGCATGTCCAGCTCGAACGCAATCTTGAACTTTTGCTTGGTGCCGTACTCGGTTTCGTAGGCCTTTAACGGTGTGATGTCGACGCAGACCGCGCGGCCTGTGTACTCGGGGCACGGCTCGAAGTTGCCGCCGCCCTTGTTGCTTGTGACTGTGATTCCCATGTGTTGCTGTGTTGTTGTTGTGGTGTCTATTTCGAGGCCTGTTTTTCGACCTCGGAAAGTTGCTTCGCCATCCTGGCGTACTGCGCCCAATAGTCGGGCCATGTCTGCTTGATCTTCGCTAGGTTCTCCGAGTCTGCCATGAATGCAGCAGCACCCAGTTTCCGCACAAAGCTGCCGCCGTATTCCATCATGGTCCTGATTACGTCTGAGTCTTTCACTTGGATGCCTTTCCACGGCGTCGTGTCCAGAAGCTGGTGAACTCCATCTTCTTGGCCCGTGCTGCCTTGAATGCTGCACCGACCTCGCCGCGGGACAATACCCGGAGCCCGTTGCCTTCACGTTGAATCTCTTTTGCTGATTTCATTGAATGACGAAGTCGAAGTTGGTTTTCCAGGTGTCTCCGAGGCGGTTGAAGGTGTCTCCGCGGATCTTCCATGTACGAGGGTCACGGGTGGCGCCGGTGTGACGGCATCTGATCCGAACGTCGATATCCTGAATGGCGATGTTTCGTAAGCGGTGGTCCGGTGGCAGCTCATGCAGGTGCTTGGTCATTCCTCAACCTTCCTCTTGATCTCAGCCAGGACAGCCTCGAGCACCTCGGCACGGTGTTCGACGGCGTAGAGCATTCGTTCGATGTTCCGGCAGACCTCGGCCGGGGCCACTTGGTTCGCCGGATGTGTGTCTCCTGGGATTAATGGCCAGCAAACGGCGTCGGTCATGGGGGTGTCGGTTCTCATGGTTTCTGCCTCCTCTCCTCCTCCAGCCGCTTGATGCGGTCGATCAGATCTTCAAGTTCATCGAAGGCTTCATCTGCCGAAATTTCCTGAACGTAAACTCGGCACAGTAGATTGAGCAGGTGTTCTTTGCTCACAGCTTGGCCTCCTTGGCTTTTAGCCAGTTGTTAGTGCATTCAGGAAGATATCCACGAATAACGGTTATCCATATTCGCATCCCATCCCCCGCCTCCTCCAGCCGCTTGATGCGCTCATTGGCTGCGTTGAGTTCGCGTTCGAGTTGTTTGGCAAAGTCTGCGAAAGCATGGAGCGGGTCGTCGTAGTCTCCATCATGCCAGTTGTGAGCATCCGTTCTCGGCGTATCGACCATTTTGTTGGTGTCACCAAGATGGTTCACGGCTTTACCTCCCTCGCTCGGATCATTGCGTCGGCTATCTGATAGCATTCCAAAGCTATTTCACCTAGGTTTCCATGGCTTCTCTGATCGACTTGAGGCAACGCCGCCGCTGCGAAGTAGTCGCGGAGTGTCATGCCTCCTTTGATTGTAAGTTGCGGACCAATGCTCCCGATTGGCTCGCTGTAATAAATGCATGGAAACGCTGGTGCGTCGTTGATTGGTACGCTCATTTCGCCTCCTCCACTTTCACCATCGGAACAAAGTCCAGTCGGTTATCCTCGTCGATTGCAATGCCCCAACCGTTTCGACGGCAGGAGAGTTCAATTGTGTTGTACACCTCATTCATCGTCTGTTCTGGCAGATAGATGGACAAGAGTCCTTTGAATGTGATGCGGTATTCCTCGGTTTTCTTTTTGCTCACTTGAGTCCCTCCGCAATCATGGCGTGCTCCAAGATCAAGATGGCATCCGCGGTCTTCAATGTGATCCCTAGCGCCGGCTGACGCTGCTGGGCCAGTTGCTTCAGGTGGGCCTTCCACTTGGTGCCGTGGGTCGCCTTGTTTCCAGCCGAGATCGTCTTCTGCCAGCGCTGTGGGGTGACCTCGATCATCCGCAGGTTCATAGAAGCGATCAGGCCGTGCAGGTATCCGACGTTGTATCCGAAGTTAAACATCGCTGACCCGGGGGCTCCCTTGCCTCCAACGTAGCCGCCAACCTTCTCGAGGTAGACCACGTCGGACTGCGACAGGTAGTTGATCATCACATCTCTGATGTCTCCGTAGGTATCCGGCATCGGCTCGACGATCACTCGACCATTGGCAAAGTGCGCGATGCCACCGCTGGCACCGGGGTCGATGGCTAGGATGCGTCTCATCGTGCAACCTTTCGCAGGTAGGCAGCGATAGCCTTGTCGGCAACGGCCTGTAGTTTGAGTCCTGCCTGTAGACAGTAGCTACGCAGGGCTTTGTGGGTTTCTGTGCTCACGTTTACGGTTTTCGGTTTGGTCATTTGAGATGCTTCTTCACCTTGGCCCAGTACGCCTCGGTGGCAGGCTTGCGGTCGCCGGTGGGACCCCCATTCCAACGACGGGCGAGCTGCTCGGTGCTGGCTCCCTTGCCGTAGTGCGTCAGGTAGGCCTCGCACACTGCACGGGCTTGCGCTCGGTTGGTCATGTCCTGATGGCGGTAGTGCGAGCCGGTGAACTTGTTTACGTCGGCCACAACAGCCTTGTGGATCTGGAGACAGCCAATGGCTCGGCCTTGGTCGCCAATCGCTCGGTCGTTGCCGCTGGACTCTACGATGATCAGAGCGCTGATGAGGTTTGAGAGAGTGGTCATGGCCTTAGAGAGCGGCGGTCCAGTTGTCCTGAATGTACTGATGAATTGAATCAATCAGTGAACCATCGTCGCCCCAGATGCCGCGGCCACGGGGTTCAGGCATCCGCTGAAACTCGATTTCCGCATCCGCAAACTCGTTGCGGATCATCGTCTCAAGGTTACCGAGGATACGGTCGACATCTGCCTCGGTTGCGGTGCTACCCCAGTAAACTGGATCGGTAGGAAGTTGAACAGTGATCATGGTTTGGAGAGTGTTGCGCGTTGGCCAGTCGCGCCCCTGTGTCGTGTATTCCGTACCGACCGACTGGGGTGATAACGGTCACCCGACCGTAGATCAGGCAGGCTGGATCACGCTGTAGCTGTAATCGCCAGAATCAGATGCCGAGAGTTTGCTGTAGAGCTTCTGAATCTTCTCCTCTGCAGCCTCACGGCTAGGGAATGCGCAAACGAACCTGTTGTAGCAGCCGACCAATGCGTCAGTCGAACGGCAGAAGTACGGGATCTCAAGAACTACCACAAACAAGCCGAGCGACTTAGCCTTGTTGATTGCGATGCTCTCCTTGGCGCCCAGCTCAAAGGCAACCTGCTGTGCCTCGGTGAAGCAGTTCTGAAACTCGCTGGCAGCGCCAGCCTCGAACTCCCAGTGCTCTTGTTCCTGCAGTGTGGTGGATCTCATGGTGTTTTGCTTTCGACTTGATTGGACCGACGGCCGTCAAGTTGCCATCAAAACACTTTACCCGTCTACAGAGAAAACGGTTTTTCTGTAGATTTTGAAGAATCACCAATGTTTACCGAGTCGAAACCGCTGTCACTTCTGCGGAACGTAGGGCTCGCCGGGGTGCTCCTGAGCGTGCTCTGCGAACGCTGCGTAAGCCCTGAGATCGACGTAGTTGTCGGCATGGAACACCCGGGATGACCGATGCACCTTGAAGGCCACCATCATCAGCTCGACCAGATGCGCCGGCAGTGCGTGCGGCAGCGTGATCCCGTAGTGCTGCTGGATCAGGCCTGTCCATGACAGACCGATGTTGGTGTGGCTGTGGTGCGGTTCACCGTAGACCTTGCCGCGTTGCTGGATGGTTTCTATGACGACGTCGCTCATTTGATCTGCCGGTAATGGGGTATTGGGTAGGCTCCGCGGGTGGGTGTTGAGATTCGGAATCGCTGCATCTCCATTAAGCCTGACTCCATGCCTTGCAGAAGCATCTTGTTGGTCTGGGATATTCCGAGGCCCCATACAATGCCCCACTGGCGAGCGGTTTTCCACTCGGAATCGGGAACTTGCGGCCGTTTCTGCAGTTCATCCCGAATGCGCCTTAGAAGCTCGGCAGATTCCATTTGGTTTCTCCTTGAGACCACTGATGCACGTAGAGTTGCGCCGAGTCCTCGGTGTACTCCCCAAACACGATCCCGTGCGACCAAGCTAGCGTACCACGTCGCCGCAGCGCGTAATCCATGCATGGAGCGTCCGCGAGCGTTCCGGGCGACAGACACACCGGATTGTCGCTGCGGCGCCCCGTGGCCATGCCTGCGCGATGCGCGTGAGCCACCACGGTGTTGCCCCAAGTCTCCGCGGTGTCCCTGAGGAAGTTTTCGCTGTAGAGGAGCCCATGGCCCCATTTGTAGCCTCCGAGGTTGTACCAAGAGCGAGGCAGCACGTCGTGGTGTTTGATGAACACCCGGGCGTGCCGCTCAATTGGTTCCCGCATTTTGTCCCAGATCGCTTCAGCAAAGCCCCTTACCACCGTATTGTGGTGGCGCAGGTATTTCAGCGCACGGGCATCGTGGTTGCCCATGATAAACACGGTCGGCCTCAGGGCATCGAGGAAGTCTCGACCGCAATCAATATCGTCGAGATAGTCGTCGGCATGGTCCGAGTCATCCGGATTGGCCAGAGAGCCGGCACGAAGGCTAGCCAAATCGTAAGCGTCCCCCAGGTGGATCACCTCATCGGGCTTGAATTGCTCGCGGAACAACAGTACCGCGGCCAGTGCATCCTTGTTGGCCCGGTTGCCATGTGAGCAGCCGACAGCCATGACACGCTTGCGGCCTTGAACAATGTGCACGTTTAATTGCAAGCATTATTTCTGGTCGGAATCAAGCCGTTAGGCGCTCAGTTCGTTAGGCAGACGCAAGTCGACGTATCGAATCGACAGGTATTTGTCGGCGCCGGCCGTCACGTCGTAGTAGCCGCCCGACTGGGTTTTTTCGCCGGGACCGTAATTCCTGAGCTTGTCGTAGGCTGTGGATGCCACAGGCGCGGCGATGTTTGGTTGCCCGTTCTCGGTGTCGAAGTTGTAGGAGAAAAACCCACGGGTTTGGCAGTAGGTGGATAGGTTGATGGCAGGAACATACCAGTAGTCGCTTCCGAAAGCGTCCTGGTCTTTGTAGGCCATCACACCATTCGCGATCAGGATGTCGTAGCCAGCCTCGCTGACGTAATACGAGGGAATGGTGCCTCCCGATTCCTTTCCTGTTCCAAAGGTCAGAAGATCTCCCAGGCGGTACAGGTTGCTGGCGTCGTAGATCGGGCAGACGCCCTGAGCCAGGCACAACGGAACCGCGCGGGTCCATGACCGGATTGTCCACTCCAGCAGGTTCCACAGCCAGGCCGACTTCGGGATCTTGTGGAAGAACGGGCCGCCGCCGGGCCGATACGGGTTTTCAATCGGGTTGTACGGCAGAAGGAATCCGACCTGCTCGACGCCACCCGTCCAGGAGATGGTCGTCATGTTGTCCCGGTAGGGCGGCGAATAGGTGGAGCTGGCAAACGGCACCGTCGACGCGAATGAGGCCTGCCGCTGGTCCTTGAAAATGTCGTCGGCGCCGGCCTCGGTAAGATCGACAAATGACGAATTGTTGGCCTCAGGTATGAAAGCGAACTGCTGGGTTTGGTTGGGGCTGCCTGGGATTCGCACGGAGGCATCCGAGCCATTCGGTCCGCCCCATTTGTTGCGCCAGAAGTCGCCGCCCCAAGGCCTGTCGTCCGTACTGCCGACCGCCATGTCGATTTCATAGGCTCGAACCAGGTCGAAGTCGTAGACGCTGGATGAAAAGCCCCACGGGCCGCCCGGTGGTATAAAGGCCGAATTGACCGCCTCGACCTGCTGGATTGCCCCGGATGTCGATGTGCAGCTCCGGGCCGGTAGCACGTTGCCCCATTGCAAGGCCGTGGTTGCCCCTGGGACAGCCAGCAGGAACGATTTCTGTCCGGCAGTGAACCTGAAGTTTGCCCACGGTCCTACGCCAAAGCCGGCGGGCCTGCTTTCGATCCACAGGCTGTCATTGGTTGCCGTGGTCTCGAAGTTAACCAGGAGGTTTCCGTCGATGCCTTCGGAGGTTGATCCGCGCACAGACAGCCCGGCAGGCGTCATGGTTACAATGCTGACCTTTTCTTCCTCGATATCGACCACCTCGTCGTAGGTTCCAAGGAACCCCAGCTCGACAGCCACCCTACGCCGGAGATCGCGCATCGACTCAAAGATGGTCGGCTGATTTCCGCCGGCCCAGTTGTTGGTCCCGGTGCCCGATGTTGGGGTGTCGGTGGTGTACTGGGTTGGATAAACCGTCGAGATCGTGGTGCCGGCCGTGGTAATCTCCCAGAACGGGTCAAAAACGGTGGTGAAAATGTTCGCGTCAATAGGGTAGATGCGAATGGTGCCGCGGCGGCTGACCATTGTGATGTCGGTCGGGTTTACCGTCACGTCCACACCCAAGTCCTTGATTTGCTCGGCGAAAGCAATGGTTCCAGTAAAGATCCGGATTTGATCGTCGAAGGCATCGCCGGCTGCGTTGTAGTAGACCACCCGGGCACGCCCCCAGGTGAACACCGCGTTGCCTATGGTGGTGTTGGCGTCGTATGGGTCGGCATAAATGCCGGAGTAAACCTGCCGAATGTCGTATGGAAGCGACGGGTCGTAGACCGCCTGCATCACCCGGCGCCATTCGTTGATGATGAACGGGTTGGCGACGTTGTTGGCCTGGCTCGACCGTTCGAGTGACAGGAACTCTGACTGGGTAGAAGTGTCCGACCAGGATGGCGGCCCTTCAGCTAGGAACGGGATGTCGCCGGTGAAGTACGGGAAGAAGTAGTAGGAGAACGACCCACCCGGGAACAGGTACGACCATCTTCCGTCAGGTCGACGCCGGAAAGTGCGACAACTGCCTGGGCTCACATACTGCCGGTCTGCGCTTCCATCCGGTAACTGAAGGAAGACTGTCACGACAGAAGCCCCACAGTTGTGGACACGCCAACAGTCGTACCTCTGGTATCTGTTGAGGATCCTGAACTCGTTTAGCCCCTCGAGGGCGATCTCGGCCACGGCCAGCCGGTGCTTGTGGATCCTCCCGGGCGGCAGTGTGGGGTCGATAGCTGCACCCAGGCTGCCCCGGACGTAGGACATGCCGTTGCCGTCGTCCGGATCCCATCCGAGGTGGATGTCGTACCTGATGCCGTTGACCTCCCGGGTCAGTAGCTCAAATGAAAAGTGAATCGTGCCGATGTCACAGGTAAACGGGTCGGCGCCGATGATCGGATGGTCGACGTAGACCTGGCCGCCTTGGGTGTCGAGATACTGGTTTTCCAGTTTTGACAGCTCGATGGCCACCTGCGTCTGGTCGTGGTTGTCCCGGTAGATTGCGCCGATGCCTGGAATGCCTGTTCCCGTGTCTCTGAGGCGCCTACAAGAGGCCGGATCATTCCGGAAGACGTACCACACCCCATACGGGTATTGCCCCTCCCAGACGCCTGCCGCGGAGTTGGCGAACAGTGGGGACTTGCCATCCAGCACCCGGGCGCATTTCTGGTCGGCCCGTCCGTAGAGGCTGTTCAGGTTCCGGGCCGTAAACATCCGGTCGGTCCGGCTGGTGGCGAATGGCATGGGTCAATAGAACCAAGACTCTTCGGCGGTGGCTTGGCTCACGGCCGGCTGGGTCTTCAGCACGGTGCCGTTCGCGTTCTGTTCCACCCGCTGACCGGGGCCGGCGACGATCTGCACCCGTCGCACGGCCTCGATCAGTTGGTTAATGGCTCGGGCATGGTCTGCCTTGAGACCGCGCTCCGACAGCTTGGCTGGCAGTTGAATGGCCATGGTTCAGAGCTCGCAGAACTGCACCATGATCTTGACCGTTCCGGCGCTGGATTTGACCAGCGTGGTCCAGCCCAATTCGATCCGCGGCAGCAGGCAGAACTCTCCAGGGGCGATTCTGATGGGCCAGACGATATCCGGGCTAATCACGGAATCATAACCACCGACCAGAACGCTATTGATGGTGTCGAGATTCCGGATCAACACGCGGTAGGGCGTCGATAGATCGGCCGTCAGGTCAAGGGCCTCGGAGCCGGTGCCGACGTCCTGGGTCTGCTGCCCCATGTCGGTGCCGGTCATGTTGGCCGTTACGGTGTAGGTCGTCCCGTCGATGGTGGCCCCGCCCTTGGCGGCGAATAGCCTAGCCGACATTTGTACTTCGTTTGCCATGGCGGGTTGTTGTTAGATTTCGCAGAAGGTGGCCTGCACAGTCACCGCGGCGAAGTCGGCCCGGAAGTAAAGCGTTTGGCCCGAGGCAACGTAAGGGATCAGCATGGTCTCACCGGCCGGGATCCGCATGGTGTAGGTGCCGGAGACAAAGCCAAGGTCAACGAAGTTGGTGGCGTCCAGGTTGCTGACCAAGAGCTTGTAGGGGGCTGTGACATCGACGGGCACATCCAAGGCCTCGACGCTGGTGCCGATCACTTGGGTTTGGCTGCCCATGTCGGTGCCGGACATGTTCACGCTCTTGGTGTAGGTGACGCTGGGGAGGTAGGCGCCGCCCTTGGCTGCATAGAGCCGGGCCGTCATTTGGATTTCGTCTGCCATAGATTGTGTGGGTGTTGGGTGTTGGTGTTAGAGGATCGGGTAAATGTCGGTGTCGTATGGGGCGAACGTCCAGGAGATGTTCTGTTCAACCATGTTGGTTTTGACGATCAGGCTCGAGGAGTAGTTTGTCTGCTTCCAGCCCCAGGTTGTCCCCGAGGGCGCTGCAGGCCTTCCGGTCCTTGGATCAATAGGAACGGCAGGTAGCATCGAGTAGACCGAAAAAGGCAGGTTCCAGGCAGTGATGAAGCTGGTCGGAGTGTAGACAGGCGGAATGCCTTGGGGCACCTGTGGAAGCCCGAGGCTGCCCGAGAACATGGCCACACGGCTCAGGCTGATTCTGCCCACCGGGAAAGAGTCTTCGCCTCGGCAGAGCTTCTGGAAAACCTTTCTAGCCAGCGGCAGGTTGCCCAGCGGTGAAACGTCGGTGAGCTGCAGGCCGTTGGATGCAGCGTCTTCAATGGTCTTTTTGTAGAAGGCCGGATCTCCCGTTGCTTCAGCTTCGGCAGCCACGGCGGGCAGGGCAAAAAGGGAGATGTCGAGGTAGTCGGTCCGGAACTCATACCGGATATCCGGTGTCTCCTGGCCGGCCACTGGGACGGTCGCGGCGTCTACCGGGTTGCCGGGATCCGCGGTCGGTCCCGAGAAGATAACAGTCGCCGAGGCATAGGGGCCGTCCTCGTTGGTGCTGTACTTGGCGCCGATGTTCGACCAGTTGAGTGTGGCCAGCCGAATGGCGTCCTTAGTGCCACGGTACTCAATCGTCCACACTGGGCCGGTGCCGGATCCGGTTTGATCAAATCGGCGGCTGACCTCGATGTATCCTGGGAAGGCCGACAGCTCGGTGGATTGTTGGATCGTTGCCATGTTATTCGGAAACAGCCTCGGCCGTCTTCTTGGTGTTCTTGGCGATGTCCCGGAGGTCCTGGGCCTGAGTCCTTACGTTTCCAAAGTAGCGGTCCATGTTCGACTGAAAAGCAGTGAAGCCACCAGTGCGGGCGAGTTGATCGCCGGTAGAGGCCGAAACGGCCACAGTCTTGAATGCGGTTTGCTGCTCGACGATCTTCGACTTCGCCCGCATTTCCTCGCGTCGTTGGCGCTCGGCTTTCTTCTCTTCAGCCTCGGCATCCATTTCATCCAAGGCAGTCCTTCTGGATTGGGAGAACTGCTCGAACCAGTGGTCGATTTGGAAGCCTGCACGGCCTGGGTCGAACATGGCGCCAAAAAAACCTTGAATGCCTGCACCGAGTGCATCGAGCTGTCTGAGTAAAGGCGAACCGAAGTCGGCAATCATGGTTCCGATTGCGACCTCGAGGCCTTTCTTCATGGTGTCAACGCGGTCGTTGAACTCGTCGAGAGATGCAACCACCTCATTGGACATCACAAGGCCGAGGTTTCGGGCCTTTTCCGCGGCTGCATCTAGACCTTCTGCCATTGCCGGAATCAGCGCACCAGCGCCTTTGCCTGCCAGTTCTCTGAATGGGCCGACCAGCTTTTGCGGGTCTATTCCTGACTCGAACTTTTTGCTGAAGGATTTGAAAAGGTCTTCGCCACCGAGGTCTTTGATTTGCTGCATTGAGACGCCCATTTTGGCGAAGTTCTCAATGGTGGCCTGGTCGCCTGCCAAGGCTTTCATTCGGGCGATTGAGATCTTCTCAACAGCTCCGGCGACGTCATCGAGGCTGGCGCCGCTTTGTTCCGCGGCGTACTGCATCTCCTGTAGGAACTCGACCGACACCCCCAGTCGGGTTGAAAGGTCGTTCAGCTTTCCGGCTGTCTCAATGGCCTTCATTCCGAACTCAGCAATCTTGTCGACAGCGAACATTCCGGCCAGTGAACCGGAGATCTCTCGGCCGATGCCCTTTGCCATCGACTGCGACCTTTTTAGGCCGGTTTCAAACGCGGTGCCATCAAGGCCGAGTTTCGCAAGTAGAGAGAAGATGGCCATGGTGTCAGTTCTTGATTGCTTCCTGCTGCTTCATCCAGCGCCAGAGGGCCTCGTCCTTCGGGCTCCACAGCTCGACATCACCATGGGTCTCGGCGCGCGCCAGGACAAGTCGCTCGGCGTCCCCGATAGGCATGGCCAGCACGGTGTCCTCCTCGAGGCCTATCTCGAGGCAGCAGGCCAGCATCCGCTCAGGCCAAGGCATCGAGAGCTGCCTAGAGTTGCCCTGCTTCATTAGGATTTCCGGGGCGGTCGATTGGCCGGCCATCCATTCGTTCCACTTGTCTAGCTCGGCATCGAATGACAGGCGCTTTACCTTCCATGACCAGGCCTTCAGGACCAGGTTTCGGAAGGGCGAATAGATCGCTGCCAGAGACTCCTGGACGGGCTGGGAACAGATCAACACCGCGGTCATAAGATCGGCGCGGCCTACATGACCACCAACAACCAGGGGCGAGCCGATGCGATGGAGCACTAGTGAGTGCCCCACCGAATACGGCAGCAGCCGGAGCCCCATGACCACCGGGCAGGGCTTGGCTGTCGCTGTCAGGATGTCGGCCAGTTGACTCACAGGGCGGTGGCGGCGCCGGTTACGGTGATGTTGGTGTACCGCTTCAGGGTGATTGTGCCGGTAGCCTTGCCGGTTGCCGTGGTCTTGATGGAACCTCCGCCAGCGTAGATCCAGCGGTTGCCGGTGGCTGCATTGAGGGCGTCGGCGTATCCACCCACCTCAATGACGGGGGCGCCGGTGATGACGCAGCTGCCATTCACGTCGGGCAAGGCAGCGGACAACAGGGCGTTGGCCACGCTGGTCGTGTTGGCCGGGATGAAGTTCACGGTCAGGGTCAATCGGTTGTTGTAGCCGATGTGGCCGACCACTTCGCCGGAGCTGTTCCGGACCTCCTCGGTGTCGGCCTCATGGGTGATGTCGTAAGACTCCATGTCGGGCGAGACGTACCCGGTGACAACGAGGGCGCCCGCGGCATCGTAAAGCGCCAGGGTTGCCGGTGATCCGAAAATGTATTTGCTGCCTTGTGAATTAGCCATGTGTGGGTTGGGTTAGAGGGTTGCGCTGCAGTAAAGCGTGAAGGTCCGGGTGAACGTCCTGGACCGATTAGAGATTGAGGCTGCCCCAAAGTCTAGGGGGGCGGCGAACTGGGCCGTAAACGGGCCGCTGGCGTCGTTTGTTGGCGCATCCAAGGCGGAGGCCCCGGCGTCGTCAAAGAGCGGCAGGATCCGATTGTCGAGCACCTGCACGGTGGTCATGACAGCAGCCTCGTCGGTGTCGTCGGCCGATAGCTGCAGTTCGACAGAAACCTCGACCTCGTTGGTCAGGTCCACCCGTTGAACAGGCCGGGCTGAGTTGGTCGATACCACGAGCCTCGGGAAGTTAGGCATGACGTCCTCGAGGTCAGGGTCATCGTAGAGGCCGCGGCTGTAGGAGGTCAGGCAGGTCGGCGTGCCGGAGCCTGAGCCCGACCAGTCGGCGGCTGCCAGGTAGTCTGCCACGGCCTTCTCTGCTCTGAGTGCGACGGCGTTCATTTGATGGCGATCCCGTTGTCCTCCAGCACCTTGCCGTTGGCAAGCATGGCCTCGGTCATGTGGCTGGTTAGTTCGACCAGCTCGTCGTCCATGGCCTTCTGCATTGCGGTGTTGTAGATAGCGGAAACTCGGTTGTACTGGTTGTCGGCCACGCCGGCGGTCATGACCACCGAGGCCGTCGGGTTGAAGCCCGGGACTGCCTGGATGCCTCGGGCCTTGGTGCCCTTGTGCACGGCCACGTTCTCCTCGGGCAGGCCGTACTGGTTGGCCAAAGCCACCAGGGCGGCGTTCGTCTTCTTGGGCGCCTTGTAGCCTGCAGGCTTCGATAGTGGCTTCCACTTCGGGCTTTGAAACTGGGTGAAGCCCCGATTGTAAATCCGGATCACCTTGACTACACCGGAGCGTAGATAACCCACCGAGCCGATGGCTTTCCGCATCAGGGCCGAGGCGGCTGCTTTCATCTCCTCGCCGTAGAGACCGCGGCGGCCTGCCTTGGCCTCGCGCGCCTGAGCGATCAGGTGCACCCGGCGAAGCAGGCGGGACTTGCCGATGCGCTTTCCGGTTTTCTTGCTCTTCCGGTTCACGTCACCGAGGGGCTTGCCTAGATAGTCGGCAATGCGGCGCCGTTCCTGTCCTGGGCTCTTCGGAGGCACTAGGACGAACAGCCGAACCATGAGGAAGAAAAACCGCGCGTTGATGGCCTTGTGAAGGTCTCGGCTGGTCGATAGCAGATAGGCCTTCATTGCCGCATCGAAGCGGCTGGAATCCACCGTCATGTTTACGACAGGCCTCACCGGGTTTTCGCTCCTAGTTCGAGGCTGTAGTATGCGCCCGAGGCATCCACACGGCAGGACAGGATGCGGAGTGTCCGGCCTTGATAGACCAGCGTGCGCCCGACGACTGGACGGGGCTTGCAAAAGGTCAGGGCGATGCGGTCGGTGTTCTCCTGGAGCAGATAGTAGCCATCCTCCTTCAGCAGCCGAGAGAACTCGGTGCCCTGGTCGAGGGTGTACAGCGTGGTGTCCATCGTGACCAGGGTGCTGTCCCAGGTCTTCCAGTCGGAGAACTTGACCAGGATCCTTGAGGCTACGTTGTCTTGGAAGCCACCTGGCACCGGGGTGTTGGCGTCGGTGACGGCTGCCGGGATGCATCGGATCGAGCTGCCCTCCCAGATGAACATCGGCGCCCCCAGCATCTGCTGGAGCACCGTCATGCCCTGCTGGAGACTGGAGCCGATGATGGTCATTTAGGCGGTGAAGTAGGTGCCGGAGATTACGATGCGGCTTGTTGCCTGCAGGTGCCCAGCCAGGCTGGTCGAGTCCCCGTTTTCGTAGTGGTACAGGGCGGCGTAGGACGTGCCACCGACAGCCTTGCCGATCACCGCGGTCTTGGCCTGGTTGGTGGCGTTATCCAGCCAGATGGCCAGGGCAGCATCATAGGAGACAGGATCAGGCAGACTGATGCGGAGGTCTCCGGTGGCGGATCCGCTCACCGAGTTCACGGTGATGTCGGCCGTGAATGTGGTAACGAATCCGATGGACGTGTGTCGCGCCGTGTTGATGGTGTAGCTGTAGGTGCGGCCACCGCCCGAGTCGGTCAGCGTAGGCACCCAGGTTGCCGGGGCTACATCAATAGGCAGGTTGCCATACAGCTCGTCAAAGTTGTCGTTTATTTTCTGCCCGGCGCCACGGAGCGTGTCCCCGGTGTTGTCGTTGGCGATGGTGCCGATGTTGATCGTTTGCTGGGCCATGTTAGTTCTTGGGCAGGACGTACCAGCCGGCAGGAAGCGTCACCTTGGACGGCCCAACCAGCTTCTTGTTTGAATCGAATCCGTACACGCTGGCCCTGGTGGGCTTGGCTAGCATCACGGGATCACCGGAAGGGACCAGGACCACCTTGGTCATCTGGCAGCCGAGGCAGTCCAGCAATGCGATCAGCCAGATCGTTCTTGAGAGCCTCGGGTGCTTTTCCATGTTGGATATCGGTGGGTGGTGTTTCTCGGAACCAGTCCAGCAGGGCCTTCAGGATCTGGTAGATCCAGTTCACTCGGGCTTCTTGATTTCCAGCTTCTCGGTGGCGTCCTTAGCCATGATCAGGCCGATTCCGGCAGAGATCGCGGCAATGGTCGCAGTCGGGTCGACCGAGGTGGTCGGGTCGCCGTCGAAGATAGCCTTCAGCGTGCCGCCAACAGCGACGAGGATGGCTCCGATACCGGCCAGTGTGGTCTTGGTGTTTTTCATTTCTTGAGGGCTTTGTACAACGCTACACAGGCCGCAATGAGGCCAACCACGGCGGAGACAAAACGGATTCCGTCGGTGAGCTGGGGGAGCAGCGAGGCTGCTGTGGCTGCTGCCGCGGTTCCCAGCGAGATCGCTAGGCCGTTCGTTCCGCCGTGGTTGGTTGCGTCCATGTTACTCGGATGCTTTTGGTTGGGCTGCTGCGATGATGATGTCGGCCAAAGGAACGCCGACCTTGGCGTTCTGGTAGCCACCGGCCTTGATGGCAACGTCGATAAGCTGGAGCAGGCTATTGGTCTGCTCCTGAGTCAGTGTGATGGTAATTTCCATATCAGGCCGCAGTGTCGGAAACGACAGACTGTTCCGCAACCAAAACCGGCTCCTTCTGCTCAACGAGCGGCGGGACGATTTCCACCGGCTTCACCCACGGCAGCGGCAGAGCAACCACGGGCGGGTTGATCTGGTTCTGGATCTGGAGCGTGACGTTCGCTTCGATGGCGTTCTTGTCCACGCCGTTCTCGTAGCACCAGTCCAGCACTTGCTGCTCTGTGAGTTCGTCGTAAGGCGTGAACGAGCCACTCGGCGGTTGGAACGAGCAGGAGCCGTAGCAAGTGCCGCTGTAGGTTTCGTCAGTGCCATTACAACGCCAGTCGGCGGTGATTACGACATCGGTGAGTGAGCCTTCGGTGGGCTTGACTAAGAGGCGTTCGATGAGCCAGAGGATG